TTCTTGGTCTGCTCAATCCTTGCCGAAGGGGTAAGTGCCTTGCTCGCGTCCAAGGTCGGCGTGTAGATCCACATCCGCTGTGGCGAGGCAATGCCATCGGCAGAGGAGAAGTTGGTTGTCTTCTTAGGGCGACCCGCGCCGGGTCGATAGCCACCACGCTTTGATTTCGGTTCGCTCATGCATGAGCGTACCTGTCAAAATTCAAACGGAAATCAAATGGCACAGCCCCTCCGAATCGAACGGAGCCAGATGGTTTTGGAGACCTTCTCGCCTACCTTGGAACATTGGACTGCTAAATTGGTTCCCGGCTGGGCTGACCATATCAAGCCGCCGAAAAAGTCGAGCGGCACCGGGATCTCTCAGGCGTCCCCGAGAAAATCAAACCGACCATCGTAGGTTGCCGAAGTCGGGAAAGGTGCCAAGCTGGCGGGTCTGGATAATTGCGGTCGGGTCCAATACGGCGATGCACTCCGTAATCGCGTTCAGGTAAGCCCACTTCGGAAGGGTCACTTCTCCATTAGCAGATCCCCCCTCGGCACTCGTCCCGGTGATGGTGACATCCTCAACCGCTTGGTTGAAAACCTTCTTCTCAAGCTCGCGCAGATCCTCCAACAAGAAGTTCCGCAGAAGGTAGGACTTGATGCCAGAAATCTTGGCATGGTCGGGAGTGTTCGAGGCCATGAAGGCCCCCCCGTGTCAAAGGGTCAGGGGGCCTTTTCTTCCGAGGCTGGATCCCTTCGTCCCAGTTGGTTCCTCATGATCGCCCAGGCGACGCAGTGAAGCTTGGTGCAATCACCGAAGTGATCGGCTGTGACCTTCTTCCAGTAGAAGGGGGAGACCCGGCTGTTCTTGTTCTCCAGCATCTGCTGGCCGGTGTGCCCCTCGATGAAGTCTCGACCGACATCCTCAGGAAGGTGGAGGCGGGGCGGAAGCCGCTTCTTGATCCGCTCGAGATACAGGTGGGTCTTCCAGGCAAAATCTCCGTAGGTGTAGAGCAGGATATTCAGCCCCTTGATGGTGGTGACGGCGTAGTTCCCGAAGGTGCTCTCTGATCCCTTGGACGGGTAGTAGAGGCCCCCCGATTTCGCGCAGACAGAATAGACCCGCTCCGTCAGGAAGCCCGAGTCGATGAGCCCGGCCACCGGCGCGACGATCTCGTCGCTCCCGGGCAACTGGTAGCGGCGAGCCGCGAGGAACTCAGGCGAGATGAGATCCTCGACGGAGAGGACGGTGCCGTAGTCCACGACCCAACTCTCTCCCTGGTCATTTCGAGCCTCGACCGACCAATGTGTCTGCTTCTCGCCCGGATCGGCGCAGAGGGTGAGGATCGCAGGCGATCCGTCCGCCGTGACCTCATCAGGGATCTCGCGCAGCCGGTAGCCGACGCGCAGCTCGAGGATGGCATCCTCTTTCACGGAGGCAGCGCGGTTCTCGAAGGGGAGCCCTTCGTAGGTATTCCGAAAATCATGGAGCCCTCCGGGAGAGGAGGACTTCTGAAGGAAAAGCTTGGCAAGCTCCCCCCAAGTCATCTGCGGTGAGTAGAGGGCGGAGATGTGGCAGGAGATATGGTCGCGGGGTGCGAGGGGATTCCCGGCGATCCAGCGGCCAGCGGCGACGAGCTTTCTCTGCATCTCCTGTGGCCAGAGTTCCCCGCACTCGCGGCACTGGTAGCAGGCGGTGTCGGCCACGCCGTCCAGATCCCACGCCCCATCCGGACCTCGAAGCTCATCCGACCATTTGACCTGATCGAACTCGAGGTGCTGCTCGGCTCCGCAGTCCGGGCAGGCGACATGGTAGCGGTGCTGGCTCCCGGCCATGAACTGCGACCAGATCGCGCCGGTCTCGACGGTGGGGGTCGATGCCAGGACGCGCTTGCAGATCGTCCGGTAGAAGTTCGTCCTAGCCATGGCAAGCTCGAGGGACGGAGCCTCGGTCGCGGAGGCGTCGGGCCACTTGTCCACCTCGTCACAGAAGAGGTAGCGGGTGGGACGGGATGCGAGGTTGGCCTCGGAGTTCGACCCGACGAGCTTGAGGGTGCATGACTTGAACTGCATCTCGGTCTTTTTGAACAGATCGGGGTCGTCAGGCATGACCGGCTTGATGGCCGCGCAGGAGCGCAGCCGGGGGATGAGTTCACGCTCGCTCCATGACTTGGCATTCTCAGCGGTCGAGGTGACGTAGAGGATCGGACCGGGATCCTCGGCGACGGCATACTGGATGAGGTTCGCAAGCAGGGTGGTGCCGCCGATCTGGGCACTCTTCACGAAGGTGATCTGCCGGATCTTCCTGTCGCCGAACCAGAGGTGAAGCTGTCGGAGGTAGGGGGTGAAGTCACAGGAGAAGCGCCCAGGGCGCGGAGAGAAGCGCGGATCGAGGACGATCTCCCGCTCCGCCCATGTCAGGGGATCAGGTCGCTCCTTTGGCTCCCACATGGAAGCCAGATCGGCCTCAAGCTTCTGGAGTGCCGGTGACATCGGGGGCGGGGGCCTTGGCATTCCAAGGCGCGGAAGCGGAGGCGGCGGCCAGCTCGCGGAGGATGGCGACCACCTCGTCGCGGACGATCCCGGCAACATCGGCCTGAGACTCGATCCGTGCCGCCAGCACGTCGGGAAGGTTCTCCATCAGGCCCTTCGCCATGGCCATGTTCCCAAGGATGAACTCCGAGACTTTCGAGACCTCGACCAGCCGACCGGCAGAGGTGGCCAGCTTCAGGTTGTTCTCGGCGACTTGGAGCCAGAGCTTGTGCGCTTCGGAAGCAGACTTCAGCAGGGCACCGAGGGAGTTGAAATTCCCAGCCTCTTCCGTCTTGTCACAGAGGATAGAGAGCCGGGCATGGCGAACGGCTGCGGCATGTTCCGTCTCCTCCTGGGTCATTGGCTTGGCGGCGGACTCAGGACGGGCGAAGGCGAAGGTCGAGTCCTGGGCACGGGACCGGATGAACTCCCTCCATCGGGGGTCGTCCTTCACTCGCCAGTTCCTGACGGCGCGGACGGAGACGGAGTGAGCGGAGGCGCAATCTTCGATGAGCGCGGACTCGTGACGGGAATTCCTCATGGCTTCCGTTCCGTGTCAAAGGAACGGAACGGAACGGATGCGGAATGGTGGGAACTAAACGGCTTCCCTAACGTTCCAAGCTAATTCACGCAAAAACAACGCCAGTCCGCCCAACCGCGAGGAGTGAGAGATGGTAAAAGATTCCTTCCGGAGGGGGTGGGCGAGGACGTTCAGACGCTCATCGTCGATTCCCACCAGTTTCTACTGGAGCGACCGAGAGAAAAACTGACTGGGATATCAGAATATCGTCCTTATCTCCTTAAGAGATTATATAAAAGATTGTTGGTAAGCGGTTTCAAACCCAATGAGATGGTGCGGAAGCATCGTCCGGAGGAGGACGTTCATCGTCCCGAATGGGCGCACAAAACAAAACCCCGCTCCCTCTTCACGAGATCCATGGCTCCTTCAGGACGTTCATCGTCCTCATTCCGAGAGTTGACCAGAGGGCGCGGGACGATGGGAGGATGATCGGTGTGCGGCTGTAGCGCCGTCGATAAGGCCCGATGTATAGGCATGAAGAACCGCATCATCTTGTTCAAGTTTAGTGGAGGCACATCCTGTCAGGATGAGTGCTAGAAAAAGGAAAACCCTGTGCATGGCCGGTGAGCCTTGCACAGGGTTGAATGTGACGCCAGTTCCTTCAGCTTACGCGCCACTTCCTGTCATTCTTCCCTCCCACACGTTCGAGCTTCACCGTCCCCAGCTCCTCCCCGAAGCGGAAAACCCGCCCATTGTAGCGGGCAAAGAGCCGCGACATCTTCGTCCTTGCTGAGGTATAGATCTCAAACTCCTTGGTCTCCCGGTCCGTCTTCCCCTTGATCTGCTCCTCGAACAGCCCCCGGTTGCGGCAGATCCAGATCACCTCGTCGAATGTCACCCCCTCACGGGTGCGGAGTTCAATGCCATCCTGGAACGTCCCCTCGGCCATCGCCTGCACCAGATCGCGCATATCGGCGGCGTCTGGATCTCCGAAGTCCTCGCTCTCGGGCTTTCGTAGCGGATCGCCGAAGCCCGCATTTTCCACGATCCCCCCGATCACCCGTGACCAGTCCTCAAAGCCCACCAACCGCGACGAGCAGGCAGGACGCCCGGCCTTGTCCCATGCCACGATGAGCGACCAGAGAGCCGAGAGAATGGCGAATCTCACCTCCGGCCTCGCCAGATACTCAGCCCCCATCGGCCTCTCGATCTTGCGCGCCTGAGGGTCTGCCTCCTTCTGGAAGAGATCGATGAAGATCGACCGCCGGGCGATGTCAGAGGAGACCTCCGCCTGGTTCGAGGTGAACATCAGCATTGTCTGCTTGGCCACCTCATACTTAGCGCTCGAGCCGAGCCGACGCACCGAGACCACCGAGGAAGTCGCGAACTGTTCCAAGTAGGCAGAATCCAGCTTGTCCTTCACATTATCGAAGATCACCGAGTCCGAACCCGCCAGCACCTCCGAGTCGAGCACCTTCTGAAGCTCCTCGCGTTCCTCCGGCAGGGCGCGCATCGCGGCGAATCCCCTCACCGGCACCTCCACCACCATGGCGAGGAGAGACTTCCCGGCGGCTGGGCCGTTGGCATTCCAGATGACCAGCGGCACCTGAGCCTGCTCAGGCAGGAGTGAGACTGCGAAGCGCGTCATCATCGCCGCGATCTGGCAGGAGAGGGATCGCCCCCCATCATCGGCAAAGGGGAACTCGTGGAGGAGGTCGGTCAGGTAATCGACGGCAGCCTCCTTGGGCATCAGGTCATAGGTCATTATTCGTGCGTGTTTGGTTTTGGTTTCTGTTCCTTTTTCTTCCAGTTGATCACTGCAAAGTTGCGACGATACTCCTTTGAGAAATTATTCCTGGGCGCATCGCCCTTGCCGTTCTCGGCAGTCTTTCGGTTTTCATCCTTCATAATTCAGCCTTCAGCCTTTCGGCCTACGCCTCCTTCACGAGGATCTTGGTCTCCTCGTCATAGCCAGCCGTCTGGAGAGTCAGTTCACCAGCGCGGATGATCGGCACCGGGATGCGCGAGATCCGGCGCAGTGGCCGTTGCAGGGTGAGGAACTGGTGCGAGGTCAGGCACGCCTCTGCCTGCATCTTGTTCATCGAGTCGGGCCGCGCCTCATAGGCATCCGAGCCGTCCTCCTTCTTCCATGGCATCTTCACCAGCTTCACCGTGCGGAGATTCTTCTCAGCATAGGTGCGGAAGCAGGCCGGGGTCAGCGGCTGCATCCTGTCAGTCTTCGGCTCCAGCACCACGGGCAGCCCGTCTTGGAGGAAGACCCCGTTCCGGCTCATCACCTCACCGATATCGTGGGCGAACTCCGAGAGGATCCTCCCCACCCGGGGAAGCTCGATGTGCGGCAGACCCGGGTCAGTGCCTGGGGTGGGAGAGGGTTCATTGTTTTCAGTCATGTGCGTGTGTTCGTTGAGTCAGTCAAATCTTGGTTTTCTTCAGCCTTCAGCCTTCAGTCTTCAGCCCTGCTCCCACCCCTATCGGTGGTGGAGATCGGCCAGAGCCCCCGCGTCCCGTCGTAGCTCCGAGGCCATCGGAGAGAATTTCGGGTTGCAGGGAGCGTAAAATTCCAGCCTCTCCGCGCAGGCCAGCATCGACTCGGCATCCTCACCCCACGCCGCAGCGCGAGCCGCCTCCACCGCATCCCGCAGCGCATCGCGGACGGGTGGCCGGTCCATGATCCTCTCGCCGAAGGGGGGCCACGGATTCACATAGAGCAGCTTCTGGAGAGCATCCTTCTCAGGGCGGTATTGCTGAGGCAGACGGGTTAGACGCACAGCGGTCAGAGCCTTCGGATCAGCCCCGATCCGGGCGAGAGTCGCCTTCTGAGCGCGAGCCCAGGCATCCCACTCAGCCTTCGAGGTCGGCCCCGAGAGAGCCGACATCCCCGAGCCACTGCCCGGCACACGGATCAGCGCATGGACAGAGCGACCCCCAGAGGAATAGATCGCCGATACAGGGAGGGTCGTCTTGGCCAGCGCACCGAGCCAGATGCGAGGATCAGCCTCATCGGACTCCAGCAGGGCGAACTTCCAGCGCGTCACCGACTCCTCAGAGCGGCGTGATGGCTTCCCCGTGCGAGGGTTCGGGTATTCGAGGCCAGAGACCGGATTGGCCAGATACCACATCCCCCGGGAGCCACAGGCCGGGATCGGCTCATCAGGCCAGAGAGCCTGCCCTTGCGACTTATCATCTGAGAAGATTAAGACCTTCTCCCCCTCATAGAGGAGAGAGAGGAACCCTGCCGAGTCCAGCAGAGAGGGATCGGCATAGGATCTGGCCGCGAACCAATCCAATCGGGGGCGGAACTCCCCAGCGAGAGCCGCTAGGGCCGCAGGGTCGAACTCCACCGGCTCCGGCTTCGGCATCGGCTTGTAGTCTTCAGCATTGATCCTTCTTCCTTCAGCCTTGCCAGCCAGCAGATAGCCGGCGCCCTTCTTTGAGTTAGAGTTGGCAGCCGAGCGCAGCTTATAGGCCAGCTCCCGCTCAGACCACGGGGGGGCGCAGCGGGCATTGTATTCCTGCATCAGGCTCATCGCCTCCGACTCACCCAGGGCGAACCCATGGACCAGAACGCAGGCCACCGCGAAGGTCGCATCATGGCCCCCTGATCCGGCGACCGCCGCATCCATCCGCGCGATATAACGGGAAGCCCGTTCTAGAAAGTGATTGGCATATGATTAATCCACTTCTAAATCTAAATTATTACGCGCCCCAACTAACATAGGTTCTATCCACATGTTTCTGCGCAATGAACGCCCGACGCCTACGGCTTGTTGTCTCCAATGCCCTCTTCTCCAATGAATGCAAGGAGAAGAATGGGTGCCACCTTGAAAATCAGATTTAACCCTGTAATTCCTTCCAACCCAATTAGGATTGTAAGGCTTTTTGCCATTAATTTTTTGCTGAGGTGGCTTTATTATTTGCGAATAATCTTCGTCGATTAATTCTGGCCTAGTTGCCATTACCATTGTTACGTTAATAGCCATACTTACAGCCTTTTTCAAAAACATGTCATCATCTGAAGTAAATGATCCTCCATAAGGTAAAATATCTGAGAACTTGTTAGAAAAATTCATTGATTTGTAATAATCAGAAGCATCTGGCAAATTGGAATCATGCAATGCATGAATCTGAAAAACCTTTTCACCTGATAGGTTTACCCCTGATGCAACGATTAAAAATGGGTAATCAACGTCACCCTTCATTAAATACCCCTTAGGAATCATTAAAATGTAATTATCTAAAGGCAATAAAATATCAGCAGGAGATAAATGAGTTGGTAAATCTGTATATTCACAGCTATCTAGAATATCTTTCTTAACCCAATAAAATGGCATATACTGAAGTGCCAGATTGGCAGATACAGTTTTAAGAATATTTTTGTAATATATATCTACATCTGGCAGTTTCTGAACATGGAGCGTCATTAGATAAGCGCTTAATCGTTTAGGATTTCCATACCCATTTACCCCTATATATTTTCTAGGAAAGAATTTCAGATAAAGATCATGGTTAACTGAGATTAATGAATCTATCCATTGGTCTAAATTTATTTTCATATTCTAGATATTCAGAGTTGAGTTCGTAGAGCGCAGGCTGGGCACCTCGAGGGCATCGACTTTGACCCAGATCCCGACACCTCCGGACGAGTCGGCAGGGACCACGCAGACCTGATTGGTCTTGAGATGGATCTGGACCACCTTCATCAGGCGGCCCGACGACTTCAGGCGCACCAGTTCAGAAATTTTCAAGTTCATC